GGTATCCAAGGTATTCAAGGCCCTGACGGCTCAGATGGTTCAAGTGGAAGTGCTGGTTCATCTGGTTCAAGTGGTGCTCAAGGAGCTCAAGGTATCCAGGGTATCCAAGGTATTCAAGGTATTCAAGGTATCCAAGGTATTCAAGGCCCTGACGGCTCAGATGGTTCAAGTGGAAGTGCTGGTTCAAGTGGAAGTAGTGGAGCCCAAGGAGCCCAAGGTATCCAGGGTATCCAAGGTATCCAAGGTATTCAAGGCCCTGACGGCTCAGATGGTTCAAGTGGAAGTGCTGGTTCAAGTGGAAGTGCTGGTTCAAGTGGAAGTAGTGGAGCCCAAGGAGCCCAAGGTATTCAAGGTATTCAAGGTATCCAAGGTATTCAAGGCCCTGACGGCTCAGATGGTTCAAGTGGAAGTGCTGGTTCAAGTGGAAGTGCTGGTTCATCTGGTTCAAGTGGTGCTCAAGGAGCTCAAGGTGGTACTGGTACTCAAGGAGCCCAAGGAGCTCAAGGAGCTCAAGGTAACCAAGGTGGTACTGGTACTCAAGGAGCCCAAGGTGCTACAGGTGCTCAAGGTGCACAAGGTGCTACAGGTGCTCAAGGTGCACAAGGAGCTAATGCTGGTATAACTACATATTCTCCAACTACGACTGATTATATTATTACAGCTCAAGGTTCGAGTACTATACAAGGTGAAGCCGATTTCTTGGTTCATAGTGGTACAAATCCTTGGTGGAAAATGGGTGATTGGACTGGTGCTGGTAGTGATACATTCTTTAGTGGTTCAGATACAACTGGTGAAATAAGACTTTCAAGTGTTGGTGTTTCATCAATAGGTGACCAACATGGAAGAACAAATGGTACTTATATATCAATTGATGATGTTAATGAAATTATCAGAATACAATCAGAAGGTCATGTAGTTATTGGTGATGATGATTGGACAGGTTATGGTAATGATACACATATACAAATTGATGATGTTAATCAAACAATTAGTGCTAGTGCTACTAAATTTATTGTGGTGGATGGTGCTGGTTCACTTCAAAATGCAAATATTAATGCTAATGGAGAAATAACAACAGCAACTTCAGACTATAGATTAAAGAAAAATATAAATTCAATATCAGAGTCAGTAGCTATCATTAAAGGTCTACGTGGTGTAACATATAATTGGAAAACCAAAGAAGAAGGTAATCCACAATATGCAGGTGATACCGATAAAACATATTATGGACTAATTGCACAAGAAGTTACTGGTTCACGAGCTCATAGTGTATCCTTTGAAGATAGAGATGGTTACTTGGGTGTAAGTTTAGACCAAGTAGTACCAGTATTAATAGAGGCTATTAAAGAGTTGGAAGCTAGAGTTAAAGAGTTGGAAAACAAATAAAATAAACAACTTGTTTAGTACTTGACCAAGATACTTATATATAAGTTATATAACAAATGTTTTAAGGAGAACAAAAATGACAGAATCCATAAAATTCACTGCAGAAGAGTTGAAATCTTTGCAAGAAATACAAAATCAATACCAAACCAAAACAATTGAGTTTGGACAAATGAAAGTTCAAAAAATACTTTTGACACAACAACTTGATTCATTAGAACGACAAATGGAACAAATGGAAGTTGATTATACAAATATTCAACAAACTGAACGTGAATTGGTAGAGACGTTGAATAAAAAGTATGGGCCAGGTACATTAGACCCATCTACTGGTACATTTACACCAGTTCAAGAACCACCAAAAACGAATCAAACTCCCCAGATATAATCGTTTCAGAATTTAATTGACTATTTATATAGGAATATGTTTTATATTCGCATGCGTAAAATAATAACTAATTTAGGAGAAATATAATGGCAGAGAGAATCGTCAGTCCAGGTGTGTTTACTCGTGAAAAAGACCTTTCATTTTTACCACAAGCTATCGGAGAAATTGGAGCGGCAATTATAGGGCCAACTAAAAAAGGCCCCGCTTTTGTTCCTACAATTGTTCGTACATTTAATGAGTTTGTGGATATGTTTGGTGATGTCACGAAAGATTACTACACACCCTATGCTGTAGAACAATATCTACGGAGTGCTGGTACGGTTACCATTGTGAGAGTTCTTGGAGAAGACGGGTATTCAAATGATATTATTAAATTATATGCTATATCAGCCAGTGCAACAAGGTCACTTGCTTATCTTGCACCATCTGCGGGTGGAGCTAGTGGAGCAGGAGATTTATCAGCTACAACAATTGCAAGTGGGAATATCGGTTCAACCGATTCAACACTCGTAGTTACTGGTAGTGATGTTGATGGGTATAGTGTTAATTTATCATTTGATACGGGTAGTGCTAATTACATTGAAAATGTATTTAGTTACAATGCTCAGACTTCAATAGGAGCTGGTGGTACAGCTGTTCCAGTCTACTTATATGCTAATTTTAAAAATGCTCAAACAACTTTAAATTGGGTAGGTACAGAAGCTGTTTCAGCGTCTGTTGACACTATCAATTTTGCAAGTACAGATTATTCTAACGCTAGTACACCAACCGTACAATCACAAATGATAAATGGTTCACGTTTTAACTTATTTAAAGTTAATACTCGTTCTCATGGTTCAAATGTAAACGATGATGTTTATTGTGTCGTTTCTAATGTGAAAGCGGCTGGTAGTATAGCTGGTTCGGACTATGGTTCGTTTAGTTTAGCCGTACAAAAAGTTGATGATGGTACATTAATCGAATCTTGGCATAATCTAAGTTTTGATGCAACAAGTACTAACTATTTACCAAGAGTTGTTGGTGATAGGTATGTAACAATAGCCTCGGATGGTAAACTTACTTATAATGGTGATTGGCCAAATATGTCCAATCATATTTATATAAGTGATTATTCGGCTCTTGAGTTTGCACCAAAAACTGTTGTACCAATGGGTCATTCGGCGTTAACAAATACAGTACCTGGTACTACACACGTTAATGCTGCTCAATTGGTAACTTCACAAACAAGTGAAAATTTGGAGTTTGATACTACAATACCATATGGGTTTGACTTTAATTATTACTATCAATACAATAGTAATGGTAAAGCACATGATAACGTTGCTTACTTAGCTCCAACACCAATAAGTGCTGGAAATGGTAATAATGTTACTATGTCTTTGGAAAATATGTATGGTCACGCTTCAGCATCAGCTACATATGCTACTGGTTCTGATAAAGTTACATTGGCCGATTCACATATTAGTCAACGTAAGTTTGCATTACCATTTCAAGGTGGTTTTGATGGTATGAATCCTGCAACCGTTCGGAATACTGGAAATAGTATAACATCCGCTAACGTAATGGGATTTGATTGTTCATCAGCAACTACAATGGGAACTACTGTTTACAAGAAAGCTATTAACGCTGTAAGTAATCCTGATGAGTTCGATATCAATTTGTTAGTAACACCTGGTATCGTACATGGTCTACATAGTAAAGTTAGTTCAAGAGCTATGAATATGGTTGAGGAACGTGGTGACGCTTTCTATGTAATGGATGCTTCCATACATGGTGAAAGTATTGCTACTGTAACGAATCGTGTAAATACATTAGATACTAACTATGTTGCTACATATTACCCTTGGGTAAAAATTGTAGATTCTGGTACTTCGTTACCAGTATGGGTTCCCCCTTCAGTTGTGTTACCTGGTGTAATTGCTTATACAGACCAAGTATCACATGAATGGTTCGCACCAGCTGGTTTGAATCGTGGTGGTTTGACTTCTGTAGTTGAAGCTCAGACGAGATTAACTCACGCAGAACGTGATGACCTTTATGAAGATAGGGTTAACCCAATTGCTTCATTCCCAGGTCAAGGTGTTTGTGTTTGGGGTCAGAAGACCTTACAAGCTAAACCATCGGCGTTGGACAGAGTAAATGTACGTAGATTATTGATTAGATTGAAGAAATTTATTGCTTCATCTTCAAGATATCTATTGTTTGAACAGAATACGGCGGGAACAAGAAATCGTTTCTTGAATATCGTCAATCCGTTCTTAGACTCAGTACAAGCTAACAGTGGTTTGAGTGCATTCAGAGTTGTCATGGACGAATCTAACAACACACCAGATGTGATTGATAGAAATCGTCTTGTTGGACAAATCTACATTCAACCTACAAGAACTGCAGAATTTATTGTTTTGGACTTTGTTGTACTTCCTACGGGAGCTACATTTCCAGAATAATTAAACTCGATAGTTTAAACTTAAAACCCACCCTAATCGGTGGGTTTTTTGTTTATGTGATATTTATTATTGTGTTATGTAGAAGAGATATAACAAGATTATTTAAAATTTTACTTTTTTGTAGATAGATGATATTTATATATAAGAAAATTTAATTAAATTATTGGAGAATAAAAATGGCTGAATTACTCGACCCGTCAGAAATAATGTTCACTCCGTTTGAACCGAAGACGAAAAGTAGATATATTTTATACGTGGAAGGTATACCATCCTACTTAATAAAGACGGCAACCAGACCAAGTATAACTTTTGAAGAAGTTGAATTGAATCATATAAACATGAAACGATACGTGAAAGGTAAAGGTGCTTGGGAACCTATAGAGATTACGTTATATGACCCTGTTGTTCCAAGTGGAGCACAAGCTGTCATGGAATGGGTAAGATTACATAAAGAATCTGTTACAGGTAGAGATGGATATTCAGATTTTTATAAAAAAGATATAACTATTAATATGTTAGGTCCAGTTGGTGACAAAGTAGAAGAATGGACTCTTAAAGGTGCATTTATTGTATCCGCAGCGTTTAATGACTTAGATTGGTCTGTTAGTGACCCCGCGGAAATTACATTGAGTCTTCGTTACGATTACGCGATATTACAATTCTAACAATATTTTTTATTGGTGGATAGAGGGGAAGTTTGTGGTGGACTTCCCCTTTTTTATTGAAGGTTTTCTATATTAGATAGATACTTATTAAAAAGAGTTTTATTAATTAGTTTTAAATGATACATCAAATTATGATAGGAGAGAAATATGGCTAAAACAGAAAAGCCTAAATTTCCAACTGAGATAGTACCTTTACCATCAAAGGGTAAGTATTATCCAGAAGGAAATCCACTAGCAAGTGGAGAGGTCGAAGTTAAATATATGACAGCTAGAGAAGAGGATATATTAACTTCACAAAATCTTATTAAACAAGGTAAGGTAATTGACGTACTATTAGAATCACTGGTACAAGGTGATATTAATATGGATGATATGCTTATCGGTGATAAGAATGCCGTTATGATAGCGGCCCGTGTTCTTGGATATGGTAAAAAATACACTTTTGAGTTGGAAGACCCAGCAACTGGAGAAAAGGAAGAACATACATTAGATTTGACTACTCTTGAACACAAAGAGACAGATTTTGATGGTGAAGATTATACGTTTACATTACCACATTCTAAAAGAATAGTGGGATGGAAGTTCGCAACACAAGGTGATGAGAATATAATAGCAGAAGAATTAAAAGCTCTTCGTAAAATCACGAAAAAAAGTGGTATTGAACAAGAAGTAACTACTCGTTTAAAAAGAGTAATCACATCAATAGATGGTGACGAAAGTGTCGGAGCTATTAATAATTTTGTTAATAATGAATTTCTATCTCGTGACTCCAGGGAGTTCAGAGATTATTTAATGTCTGTAACACCCGATGTAGACTTAAATATCATTATTGATTTCGCTTCAGGTGAGGAGGTTGATACCACCGTTCCTATGACGGTGGAGTTTTTTTGGCCTAAGACCCGAAAATAAACCCCAGATACACGAACAAATATTCCAAATAGTATTTCATGGTAAAGGTGGCTTTACCTATGACGCAGTCTATACTATGCCTACTTATCTTCGTAAATTCTATTTCTTAAAAATGCAAGAGTTTTATAAGAAAGAAAAGGCACAATACGATAAAGCAAATAAGAAATCATCAGCTCGAGGGCCAAATATAAACCCTAAACGATAGATTATTTTGTTTATTTGATATTTATTATTGATAAAATCCCAAAGAATGTTATAGTATAGGAGAATTAACAATGGAAAATTTCAATGATATAAAAAAGATAGCAAAGAGATATATCAAAAAACCCAAAGTAGTTAAATTTAGACAGACTATTCAAGTTATAGCAACAAGTGGTGCTTGGATGGAATTAAAAGATGACAAACATGGTAAATATTATGAAATATTTGGCCCAGATGATAATATCATTGGTGGTGGTGATTATGATGTAGTGATAGAACCATTTGCAGAGTTTAAAGATTTACTACGTTCTATGAAATTAGAAAGTAAAATAAATTCTTTAATAGCAGAAAGAGATGATAAAATATACGAGGGTATTATCAGTACCCTATTTCAACGAGTAGTAGCAGGTGCAAAACCAAAAGACGTTGTAAAACAAGCTACTAAAAATCACCCAGACCTTGCAATGATGGAAAAACAAATTAGAAAAGATTTGGAAGACCTTCATAAAAGTCAAATAGAGTTACGTAAAAGATTACAAAAACGTCCTAAACTTGCATAGGTATAAAAAATAATGGCCGAGAAAGACAGAACTAAAGCTAATTTAAAAGCCCTTGGAGAAGAAAAAAAGATTCTAAAAGAGCTTAATAAAGAACGCAAAGAAATATTAATAGCTATTAATAAAGCTAAAAATATGGATATAAAGGGAGCAAAGGCTAAGGAAAAGCTTTTGAAAATGGAGAAAAAGGCCAAAGAAGAGTTAGAAAAGAATCAAGCCAAAATAACCGCGGCTACAAAAGAAACAACTATATACGAAGAAGATATAAAAGATTTAACTAAAGATATTACTAAGTCACTTAAATCTGGTATTAACATAGCCGATTCTATGGCCAAAATTGGTGCTAAACAACTTGTTACTACAGACGAAATAAAAGATGCCCATGGTGTCATTACCGATTTAGCAGGAACTGATATTGATAACCAAACAGATATAGCAAGTATATTAGTAGACCAAGCAGAAAAAACCAATATATTACAACAAAATCAAGCGGCTATAGGAACAGCCGCATTTCAACAATTAGATTATGATAGTTTAATAAATGATTTAGCCGATGAACGTTTAAAACTAATGACTGGTCAAACAGATTTATCGGCCGACGGGGTTGCAGATGCTCTTAAAACATTAGATGTAGCAGAGGAAAATTTAGAAGTACAAAAAAGTATAGCTAAATTCCAAGAAATGCAACATAAAGCGGTAGATGATTTACTTGACCCTATGGGTGATTTAAAAGACCAAGCAATGGGAATGGCCGCTCAATTACAAGCTGTATTTGCTAACCCAGCGTTAGCTCTTGTAGCTGGGTTGGGGCTCGCCGCGAAACAAATGTATGATTTGTTTAAAGGAGCTCAAGGTCTTAAAACAGAGTTAGGTATTAGTGATGAAGCTGCAGTAGGTTTACAGATGCAGATATCCGAAGTATCTAAGTCTATGAAGTCGGCAGGAGTAGAATCGGCCGATGTTGCTGAAGCTCAGATGGCGTTGATAAACAATTTTGGTGGAGTTGGTGCGGCATCAACAGAGTTATTGATGAATATGGCTAAACTTAAAGCTGACTTTGGTGTTAGTGGACAAGCCGCTGGAAACTTAATGGTTGTTATGCAAGCTACAGGAGCCGCATCCAAAGACGCCGCATTTGAAATGGCTAAAGGTGTTGCGTCATTAGCTCAAGCGGAAGGTGTAGCACCAGGTCAAGTTATGCAGGATATAGCTAATAATACTGAAGCTTTTGCTGGATTCGCCAAAGATGGTGGTATGAATGTTGCTAAAGCGGCTATATCTGCAAAGAAACTTGGTATTAACTTTGATACATCGGTTAAGATAGCAGATAATTTATTAGATTTTGAATCGAGTATTCAATCACAAATGGAAGCAGAGATTTTACTTGGTAGACAATTGAATCTTGATAAAGCTCGTCAACTAGCTTTGTCTGGTGATATAGAAGGTTTACAGAAAGAAGTATTAAAAAATGTAGGTACTGAAGCAGAATTTAATGCAATGAACGTTCTTCAAAGAAGAGCTCTAGCACAATCTATTGGTATAAGTGTAACAGAATTATCTAAGATGGTAGCTAATCAAGCTAATATAAATAAACAAACGAAAGGTCAAAAGGATACTGCAGTCGTGATGGCCATGATTATGAAAGCAATACGTGGATTAAGTGAAGATTTAATTAAGATTTGGATGGTTATAAAACCAATACTGATGATAGCGTTAGCACCTATTGGACTTGCAGTTTACGGATTAATTAAATTGGTTGGATTAATGGCCGATTTTATTAATTGGACAAATTCATACTTACCAATTGGTACGGCTGTATTGGGTTTATTAACGATGTGGTATACGTATACTTTGTTACGAGGTGCTGTAGAAGCTAAGAATAGAGTGGGACTAGCCTTAACGTGGGCGTGGAATAAAGCTTTAGTAGCTTGGGGAATGAAGGATTTAATTATAACACAAGCAAGAGCTGCGGCAACATGGTTCCAAAATTCAGCGGTAGGTGCGTTAATTATGTCGAATCTTACGTTGAATGCAGTCATGTCCGCGAATCCAGTAGGTGCTATTGTATTGGGAGTTGTATTGTTAGTAGCTCTTGTTATTGGATTAATTAAAAAGTTTGGATTATTGAAAGTGGTGTTAGGGGCAATAGGAGTGGCTATGGCTATAGCGTTTTGGCCAATAACATTAGCTATAGGAGCCGTATGGTTGTTATATAAAGGATTTATGTGGGTAGCAGATGCAGTAGGTGGAATAGGAAATTTGATGATGGGCATTGGTGCGGCTCTTTTAGTTGCAATGGGTCCAGTTGGATGGTTAATTGGAGCTGGAATATTGATTTGGAAAAACTTTGATAAAATTTGGGAGACTATTAAAGGAATTGGTAAAGCTATAATAGATTTTGTAATGTCACCAATAAGAAAATTAAAAGCTTTTATGGCTGGTTTGTTACCAGGATGGGCACTAAAATTATTAGGAGGTGGTGGAGACGCCTCCAAATCAGTAGCTACGAACACTGGTCCAGAAGCTCAAGATTTTATTTCAAGACCAGGTAGTGGAATGGAAAAGTTTTCTGAAGATGATACCGTAATTGGGGTGAAAGATGAGGATAGTTTAGGTGGTGGTGGTACTTCAATAGATATAGCACCAATAACTGAAGGATTGGGGGGTGTTATAAATTCGATTAAAGCGTTAGAAGCCTCAAATAAAGATTTAATGGTATCATTAACTGGTAAAGTCAAAAACTTAGCGGAGGCGTAAGATGGGATTAGTTGATTTAACAAGTGATTTATCACAAGGAGCAGGACAACCACTTGGTTCACCATCTGGTAATAGTATGGGGTCTGCTACCGCACCACAACCAGTAGATTTCTTTCCAAATATGCATGCAACTGGATTCACAATGAATTTCGGAGGGCCACCAACATTGTTTACTATGAATGGTGTTCCAGAGGTTGTTGATACAAATCCAATTGGTAGACATACAGCCGGAATGGATATACCAAGTTTTAATATGTCAGATGTTACTACACTTCAACAACAAACAACACCATTTGAAATATCAGATGTAACTTCTTTTCAACAAAGTACTAATCCATTTGAACAATCTAATATAACTGATTTTACAGCACCAGAATTAATTGATTGGTTTCAAGTCTCAATTGATAATAGCCCTATGGAACAAAGAGCTCCAAGACAACCATTTAACTTTCCAACTTTAGAAACTCCAGAAGCATATCAATATTATTCTGCTAATGGTAAGGTAGAAAGTGAATTGGAAAAAGCTAAATTTAGAAAAGGACAATACGATAAACTTCCATATAGAGATAATAATGTAATAGGGTTTGACCAACCATTTATTATAAAAGATATTGGTAATAAAGCGGGAATTGATGCAGTAAGTGGAGTACCTGGTCTTGGTATGGTTAGTACAATGATTGGTAGAACTACTGATGATGTATTTAGAATTGGTAAATTTTTATTAACACCACAAGGTATTATGTTTGGTGCTAAACAATGGTTTTTTCATAAGATGAATGTGTTCCCACATACAAGACAATGGAATCCAGAAAGTTTATTTTCAATAGTTCCATTAGTTCATATACCTACACATGGAAAACCAGGTTCGGTAGTAATTGGACCAGTTGCCGAAAAGATGAAACCTTATATAGAAGGTTTAGCAAATAAAGGTACTGAGGTAATTGGTAATTTAGCCGAATTACTTGGAGAGAAAGCTCAAGACGTTTGGACATTTGGTGGAGAAGTAAAAGATTGGGCAGGAGTTAAAATTGATAAAGCTCAAACAACTATTGCACCAATAATTGAAAAATTTAAAAATTATATGCCACACGCGGAACCAAAATTGACAGAAGGAGCTCCACCAGCGACAGACCCAAATAAAGGAATAGATTGGGATAAGGTTAAACAATCTGGTAAGGATATATGGGAAAAGGTACAAACATCGGCTATAAATATTGGACAAACAACTTCTAATTTAGCGTCAAGAGCCGCGGCAGCCGCGAGTTCGGGGATATATTGGGCAAAAGGTCAGATAACTCATTTAACTTCAGACCCCGTTATGAATTATATGAGAAGTCAATTATATGGTGGTACAATGTCAAGACATGAAGATAGTATAGCTGTAATTGCAGCTTCAAAAGCGGCCGGAGCGGGTATAAATCCAGGTAGTGGAAATTGGAGATTAGAAATACCATCTATGATTGGTAATGACGATAATGAAAGATTGATACATTTAAATACTATGGTGTATGGATTGAATTATAAATACACAGAACATGGTTTACCTGTACATACAAAGGAATTGAAATCTAACTTCGATACCGCTGGTGATGGTTCGGTTATAATGTGGTTACACCGAGGTGTGATGTGGAAACATAGTAGTAAAGCTTCTGCTGGTTCTGAAGGTGTTATAAACAGACATCCTGCATTAGAACCACAACAAGGAAGATTTTTTAAGTTAACCGACTCACCTTTAGCCGAGATGATTAATTATAAAAATATTGGTGCAGATTTTCCAAATGGTGATAATGCAGTTAATGTTATGTTACCACCAACTATTAAAACAGATGGTAACATTGTACAAAGATATGCTTTAATGTCATACGGACAAATACCAGGAGATGACACTCAAAAATATTCAAGTACATTACAAGGGTTTGGTGAAAAAGCTAAAAGTATATTAAATGACACAACTACTACTGAAGAATTAAAAACATTAGAAAAAGAAATTGAGAGACGTAAAGTTGGACAAACGAAAGTTTATGCGTTAGGTCAACCAGGAAAACCTGGTATGAAAGCTGTAGAAGATACTAAACTTGGTTTGATAAAGAAAGGTGATTCTAATTCATTTACCAATGAATTAACGGATAGAATTAATATGACACCATATGGTACTGATTCGGATATGGATTTCATTCCATTTAAATTTAAAGATTTAGTTAATGGTAAATTTATTGTATTTAGAGCAACTTTAGAAGGAATTAGTGATTCAACAACACCAGGTTGGAATGAAACTCAATATATTGGTAGACCAGATAAGGTTTTTACATATACTGGTGCGGATAGAGCCATTGGGTTTAGTTTTAAACTATTTCCAAATTCAAAACAAGAGATGATTCCCATGTGGGAGAAATTAAATTATCTTGTTGGTCTTGGGTATCCACAATATAAAGATGCTGGTAATTCTGGTGGTAGATTAATGACACCACCATTTGTTGAGTTGACAATTGGTAATTTATATAAAAATACACCAGGTTTGATTGATAGTATTGCGTTAACAATAGAAGATAGTGGTGGATGGGATATTGATATACCAATGCAATTACCAAAATTTGTAACAGTACAAATAGGATTTAAATTTATCGGTCAATACGCATTATCAATGACAGGTAAACATTTCGATTTACCTTGGTTAAGTGGTACTGAAGAATATGGAACGTTTAAAAGTGACCCACAATCTAATGAACCACAAGACCCAGTTAGAATTGACCCAGACAACACGTACTTAACTATACAAAATTCAGGTAGAGGATAATGGATAGATATAAAGATAGTAGGATAAAGAGAGATAGAAATGGTAATCGTTCCTATACTATTACATTATATCCAGTAATTCCAATCCAAGATACAGATACATTTCACTTTTCTCGTGACTTTGAAAGATTCGATTGGTTAGCGTATAAATATTATGACGATTCTACTTTGTGGTGGATTATAGCAAAAGCAAATGGTTATTCACACCAATCGAGACCAAAAGTTGGAGATAAAATTCGTATACCAAGAAATATAAGTGTTATATTAGACGAGTTTAAAAAAATAAATACTAAATAGAGGATTTTGAGTTGTTAAACTTATCAGAAATTCATCCAAACGTTAGAAAAACATTACATGAAATAGAAAATGCAATGGTTAGGGATATTTCGCCTAATACGACACAAGCAAGTGTTGGTCAAAAAATAAAAGATATTTACGCAAAATCTACATTTACCCGAATGTTTTCGGCGGTAGATAGTACAAAAGTTTATGAATTAGATGATAAAGGAGAACAATTTGACCCACCACGAGTTATAAAAAATAGCGATGGTGGAATGAATATGGTTTCTATAATGGGTGGTGAGTTATCAAAAGATGGTGATGGTAATTTTAAACATATAAGTGGGTTTCAAGAAATGTATAACGCCAATAGGTGGGATGAGATTAATGAAAGTAATACTACAAATGGGAAATTATCCGATAGATACAGACCATTGCCAGGTATTACTTCTGTTAGTGTAGAGTTTGCAGGTTCAATGAAAGCAATTAGAAATGCTACCATAAATTGGACTTGTTTTTCTTTTAGCGACATATCAAGATTAACACCACATTTTTTAGCTCATGGTAAACCAGTAGTCTTGGAATGGGGATGGTCTTCTACAAAGGATATGAACGATGTAAGAATGATGGATATAGAAAAAATATCAGATGGTTCGGCGTATAAACAAATTCAAAAACAAATTTGGGATATGAATGGTAAGTATGATGCTATGGCTGGTCTTATTAAGAATTTTGAATGGAAGACTCGCGATGATGGTGGATTTGATTGTACTACAGAAATTACTTCACTTGGAGTAAATACATTAAATCAACAAACAAAAAATGAAATGGGTGGTTCTGTAGATAATATTAAAAAACCAGAAGGTGAAGAAGACGAAGGAAAATTTAGAACCGTACCAACTTTTGAAGAGTTTGTTGGACAATTAGATAAAGAAATAGGTGCACTATGTTCTGAAGGTGGGTTTTTTGGTAGTACATATTTCTCACCAGAAATCCAACCAAATGGTTTAATGTATTTTGAAAGTAAAGTTAGATTATGGGGAGATAAAACATTTGGCCCTTACTTGACATGGGGATGGATGGAAGATAATATCATAAGTAAGTTTTTGGGTAAGATAAATAAACCAAAGAGTGGAGAACAAGTTTTTTCTGATTTTAGAAGTCTTGTACCAGTTATGGAAGATGGTAAACCAAAATATATAAATAATACTGGTGATATGGAACTTGAATCTGTTAAAATAGCTAATCATCCAGCTCTAATTACTGCTGATATTGCAGAATTTATTTTTCCAGGTCAATGGCCATATGCTGGAAATCATACCATAGATGGTTTTTGGGGAGTTGGTGAAGATTGGAAGGTAACACAAACATTACATAAAATGATAAATGAAACGAGACGAGACGATTTTCCAACTTTTGCAGTCGAAGGTGATGCTACTAAAGGTTATTTGAGAAATATTATATTACATTGGGAAGTAGTAAAAGAAGCATTCACAGGAGTTACTTCTGTAGAAAGTGGTTTACAAAATATATTTAATAAATTAAATGCAAGATATGGTATTTGGAATTTTAAAGTAACTACGTCATCTATAGGTAAAGAAGGTAGGTGTATGGTTATAGATGAAAATTATACACATCGTAGTGTACGTGAATTATTAGACAATGAAAGTAAATATGTTGGGCCAGATTCTCCACCAGATGGTTTATTATATAAATTTAATGTTATGAATGAAAGAAGTATTGTGAAATCCCACAATCTTACGGCGAAATTACCAAGTTCAATGCAAACAGCCGCTATGTTTGGTGCTAATAAACGTGGGGAAACTACAACCTCGGCAGGTAACCCTGGAGCCGTTAGGTTGGGTAAAATATCAAGTCAAAATCCAGATGAGTCTATTGGTGAAATGGATATGGCATGGAGTAGACCTAATTTTGGTACAAATGAATCACAAGACCCAAATTATAATAAAGGTGACTTAACACTTGATGATGGCCCTGGTATAACAATAAATCCAGGAGAGGGAGAGAGTACTGATACAGAAAAGGATACGGGTACAGACCCCGCTAAAGAAGCAAGAGATAAATCTATGAAAGCTCAATTACTTGATGAAGAACTTGAAAAAGTATTTGTGACTAACTTAACTCATGCTAGAGATAGTAGTAAACCTAAAGCAGGAGAAGTTGCTACATTTATAAATGAAGATGGAGAACCAGATAAAGCTCCAGTTTTTGAAATGACAGAAGAAGACCAAAAACCATATGATGAGTATGGTTGTTTAAAACAAGTTGGTGAAATTAAATGGTCAGATGTTATGAAGGGTATAATTACATCAGGCCCAAAGAGTAGTAACGCTCAAAGGGATTTATTAATTCCAATGGAACTGGAAATAGAAGTAACTGGTATTGGTGGTATAGTTCCAGGTAATGCTTTTATAACAAGTTATTTACCAGCTAGTTATCGTGAATGGGTAGCGTTTCAAGCAACAGATATTTCACATACAATAGGAACGGATGGTTGGACTACATCATTAAAGGGTTTAATGAGATGTGCCGGAACACCAAAAGGAGCGACAATACCACGAGAACAACAAATTCGAAATTATGAAGAAACTAAAGATAAGATGGAGATAGCGGCAGAAAAGGGATATGATACAAGTGCAGCTGCAAAATTACTTGCGGCGGGAAGAGGTGAAACTTATGGTGAAGAACCACCTTTTGTAGGGCCAATATGGAAACCTGACCCTGACCCAGAAAAGGAAAAGGAAAAAGAAGCCGCAAGATTAAAAGCTGAAAGAGATGCCGCAAATAAAAAGAAAAAGGCCGAAGAAGAAAGAAAACGTAAAGAAGCTGAAAGAAAGAAGAAAGAAGCTGATAAAAGAGAAAGTAAACAGAAAAAACAAAAGAAAAGAAAATTAATATCAACATATAAAGGTCATCACAACCAAAATGACAAGATATTATATGTGAGACAACCACAATGGAGACCAATAAAAGCTGGTGGTACGAAGAATTATTCATTTTTTGGTGAAGGTGCAAAAGAACCAGTAGATTTTGTTATTAGACAACAATATTGGGATAGAAATATAGAACGACCAACCGTAGATGGAGTGAGTAGATTACATGGCCCATGGTAAGCTTGCCATGGAGCTCCAATAAAAATTATGCCTGAAGATACAACATATATAAAACAATTGATAAAAAAATCAAATAGAATAGAAACTCATGCAGGAACTACTGGTTTAAATGATTTCAAATATCTCGATGGTGACAAGGTTAGTCCAAATGTGCCATACCATGTTATGTATATGAACAATGGTGCAGAAATATATGTGACGGAATTAGACTTTAACGAAAGTAAATCTGAAATCATTATGAGACAACGTAATGAAACAGATTATAAAGAATATGTTAGAAGTCGTAGTGATAACCAACCACCATTTTTTAAACCAACACCATATAAATTTGTAAGTAAACCTACTGATGCTAAAAAGGGGTTTATAAATAGAGTTTTTATAAGAATAGCGGCCAATGAAGAATCTATACCAGTGGAGATAAAAGCAACTGGGTTTGCTAAAGTACCAAAAACTTATAAAAAAGTAAAAGTAAAATGGAAAATTACTGGCGATATTGATGAGATAAAAAAACACAATATTAATGCAATAGAAAAAGCTGAAAAAATAGTGAGTAACTTGATTATGTTACCAATAACAGCGTTAGATGGTTATGTTCCAAAAGAAAAAGACAAAAAACTAATGGATTTGCAAAAAAAGCTTGATAGGATGGATATTTACTAAACTATTTATTACTAAATAAAGGTTATATATGAAGCATAGTGTTTTAGATAAAGGTTATATAGAAGTTGTTGATGTTCTTGGAGACGACTTAACACCCGTAAATGCCGCTAGAGTATCATTCGGTGGTCGTAGTGATGAATTTACAGAGAAAGATAGGAAACTATCCAAGTTCTTAATCAAAAATAAACATTTTAGTCCATTTAGACACCAACACGTGATGATGATTATCAAGGCACCAGAGTTCGTTATGCGACAATGGTATAAACACGTAGTAGGAATTGAAACTACATCATCATCTTCAACGAAAGACCATGCTTGGAATGAGATAAGTGGTCGTTATGTTCCAGTAAAAGAGTATTATTATCCAGACACTTGGAGAAAACAATCAGAGGATAATAAACAGGCATCAGAGGGAGAATTGGATTATGATGGACAAGAAACTGCAAGTTCATTGTATAGAACAGGAATAAATGAGATAAAGAGAATTTATGAAGAACTTGTTTATCTTGGAGTAGCAAAAGAACAAGCAAGAGCCATTTTACCATTGAGTCAATATACACAAGTATGGTGGACAGCATCATTTCAGTCCATTATGAATTTTATAGAATTGCGAGATGAACCAACGGCTCAAGTAGAAATACAAGAATATGCAAAAGTAATGAAAAAGATGATGTTGGATGTTTTCCCCGAAACCACTAAACTATGGCAGGAAGCTTATTTGAATGAGTAAGGGAAAGGTCTCGTGGAGTGCAAGAAACTTGGGAAAGTACATACACAAGAGAATGAAAGAGGAAAATATAACGAGAGATGAATTAGATGAGAGTACGATTAATTTTTTCTATCAACAATTTAAAACGAGAAGTTGTAATGGTCATTCAGAGTGGTCAGAGCGATACCAATGTAATATGTGGGTAGATGATAATGATTAAAGAGTATTAATAAATGGTTATAGTAGAATCCCACAAAGAATGGGAAAAGTTTATGGTGAAGTTCAAACGGAACGAGTCCGTTGTACTTCCTATTCATTGTGATTTAAATAAACATCCAATTGACACAAAATTATGCCTTATTTATGTTATATTGTTAAACGACACTACAGACGAGTATGTATTACCATTTAGTCATTCTGATGCAATAAATTTAGAAACTAAATATATTAACATGACTAAAACATCAAAGAATGTTTATACATATGATAAAAAAGTATTGTTGCATTCTTTAAAGTTGGAAAATGTATATGATATACAAATGATACATTATCTACGTAAAAATGAACCATTGTTAATTGATGACATAACTACTAATTCACATCAATATTTTTATACATACTTTCGTAAATTCCATAGCATAAATTGTGTTGTACCAATACTAAAACACGTTGAACGTTGTAGAAAAGTTATTGATAAAATTAAAAAGGTAGCTTTTATTAAGAAACAAGATTGTTACGAAACATATAATTTTGAAGTATTAGAAAATTTAAAATACATTGAAAAATCTGGTTTGATGACGAAAGAAGGATTGGTATATTCAGAGTATAATCCGTATACAAGTACAGGTAGACCAAGTAATAGATTCGGTGGTATTAATTTTGCAGCCTTGAATAAAAAGGATGGTAGTAGGAAACAATTTATTAGTAGATATAAAGATGGTATGTTGGTTGAGATGGATTATGATGCATATCATTTAAGGTTGATTGGTGATGTGGTTGATTATAAATTTCCTAATGGTTCAGTACATAAACATATGGCAAAGTTTTATGGGTGTGATTATGAAGAAAGTAAAAAAC